GGTTTTATGGCTGGAGTACAAACAGATAAAGGATTAACATTTACAAATGCAACTAGAGGTGCATATGAAGCATCTAAAAGAGAACCAATACCTTTATCTAAACAAATGTATAAATCACAACAAAGATTTCAACAAATAGCTGGTGCTATTGCTACAGGATTTAGTGGCATGCCTTCATTTTATACTGCTTCATATTTAAATACTCAAAAACCATATGCTGAATATGTTAATGAATTTTATAATAAAAATAAAATGGGCAATAACATGCGCAATAACATGGGTAATTATAGTTTCCCAACTTTTAACACACCTAATAAAGATAAGAAGGTACAAACAATAGATATTAGAGATACTCCTAAAAAAGCAAGCGATCAAGACGCTGCTGCAAGAGGAGATGAAAAAGCATTAGCTAGAATACAAAAACTAGCGGCTAGTAAAAGTGAAGGTAGTCCTAACAGAAAATTTTTAATATCTTCGGCAAAAACATTTCTAGGTAAAATGAAATCTGGAAATCTAGATGCAGATTATAGTACATTTTAATGCCTTATTTACCAACAGCAGAAGATGATACACCATACTCAGGAAACGATCCTAGAGTAGCTTCATTCATAAAAAAATTTAAAGATGCTCAATATATATTTGATAATTGGAAAGATAAATATGAAGAAGCATATGAATATACTATGCCTCAAAGAGAATCTTTTTATGACGAAACTATAGGCGAAAGAAGAACAGATAAAATATTTGATGAAACAGCTGTAGTAGGTATACAAGAATTTGCATCAAGACTACAAGCTGGAATGGTTCCAACATATGGTCGTTGGGCAAACTTTGAAGCTGGTTCTGAAATACCAGATGACGCAATACCACAAGTTAATGCACAGTTAGATGCTATTACTGAATATGTATTTGAAATATTAGGTGGATCTAACTTTAATCAAGAAGTACATGAAGCATTTATGGACTTAGCTATTGGAACTTCTGTACTGTTAGTAGAAGAAGGAGATAGTCTTAATCCTATAAACTTTCAAGCTATACCTTTACCAAGAGTTATGCTTAACAATGGACCTGATAATAAAATAGATACAGTCTTTAGAACTAGATATATTAATTATAATCAAATCAAAACAGCATATCCTAAAGCAGAAATGTCTCCTGAAATGATGAAAAAGATTTCTGATGATGGGCATAGTAAAGCTAAAATAGTTGAAGGTGTTTTTAAATTATACGATAAGCCTAATGAAGAAAGATTTAAGTACTGTGTAGTTTGTATGAGTATGCAAGAAATGATTTTTGAAAAAGAATTAAAAGGTGTTGGGTCAAATCCTTATATTGCATTTAGATGGAACAAAGCATCAGGAGAAGTTTATGGTCGTGGTCCAGTATTTAATGCAATGGCTGCAATTAAAACTACAAACTTAACAGTAGAACTCATCTTACAAAATGCTCAAATGAGTATATCTGGTATCTATACTTTTGAAGATGATGGAGTAATAAACCCAGAAAATATTGCACTACAGCCGGGCAGTCTAATCCCTGTAGCACCAAACAGCAGAGGATTACAGGCACTACCAGCAGCTGGTAGATTTGATGTAGCTCAATTAATCTTAGGAGATATGAGAGC